TCACCGGAACAATTTTGCTTGCGCTTTGTTTATGCTGCCAACGTATGATGCAATGCCTTTACGCTCATAGGGATTTTTGCTGGAAATGAATGCCTGTAAAAACTCAACGATTCTTTTCGATGTTACACGTAGAGAGTTTTGGCTAAGTTCGAGGTTAAAAACGTTAACCATCGAAGCAGGAGACTGAGTTTTATCCTCATTGACGGTATAACCAGACTTTCTTAAAGCTTCAAGAATCATATCAAAAGCATTCTTTAACTGATCAAGATCATCACTTGAGAGCAAAATATCATCCATGAAAATGCTCACCGATACATGGCCTGATTTGCTAATAGTATTGATGGTAGAACCACAGAATGATTGGTGAAAACACAAGCTGGCTAATATTGGTGACTGCGGATACCCATACGGGATAACATGTTTTAATCCGTTGCCATTGAGGTTGTGCACAGTCGATAACTTAGCAATTTCTCTGGCCTTTACATATGGGATTAGTCGCCCAAGCTCCCTTGTTACACGGCTTTGGCTTGTCGCCCCAAAAAAATTGGATATATCAATCAGGCTAAAGTATTTATTTCTAATATGGTGGTTAGCCGCAGCAACGTGACCACCTTCTCTAAGGTGATACATATAGAGCGGTGACTTCCATTTATTTTTGATATAGATGTGTATTTTTTGGCCTAACTGATGCGTTTTGGCATCAGGTATATAAACCCAGCGATTTTCTTTAACCTCAAATTTATGTAGCCAATGGCTAGTTGGTTTCATTCGTACACGTCAAGTAGTTAGGGACTATGTTAAAGAGGCTCAGCACCTTTTCAACGAAAGTCCACGACTCGTTGATAAAGGCCAAAACTACCGTGGTAGTTCCGAGCACTTTAACTAAGCCGAATTTATGTTGTTTAGCCATAAATCGTTCTCTCTATACAATCCTGACGATTCTTAGCGCAAGCGCATAGCCCAAACTAAAAACGCGACGCCCCCTTAGAAGCGTTAAGAAACCTTCGGCAACCCTCCGCGACGAGCGGCAGCGTGAAGCAGCTTGCAGCGTCGAGCGGCGACCATCGGCAAGTCGAATAACGACGAGTACAGAGAGGCCGGATATCCCGGCTAACGTCAGGAATGTTAAGATTACACGGTACACGGGATGATAGAAACATCTTTAAACTACTGGCAACTGAAAATCATGAAAATGTCTACTTTTCGATTTTTTCAGTACCCCCACTTGCACTTTTCTCTTGTAAAACCGCATCAGCCTTGGATTCTCGTTATTTTTTCTCGCCGACTGCATTCGTGTATTTTGCTCTCCCACTGCATCTAAAAACAAAAATAATACTATTTTTCAATCAATTGAAAAAAACAGCCGATACTTGAAAGATCCTTTTCACTGAAAAATACTGAAATTTCTTTCATTCTTTTCAGTTCTGGTTTTCTGCGAAGCTGCCAGCCATGGCGCGGTCTGGCGCTCTGTTTTGTAGAAAAATAAAACTGAAAAATTTTATCGATCCAGAAACCGCAGGCGGGTGCGGTGTAGTGCCGTTTTTGTCTGCGAAAGATTTATTTTGTCAGCGTGTAGCGCCGTCAGCGTAACGTGACAGCACAGATCCTTTTGTGGTGTTATGCGGTAGTGGTCAGAGAAAAGAAGTGCTTATAATGCGTCTGGTTGCGTTTGAATGCAGGTATAAAAAAACCCGCACTAGGCGGGTACTAAGGAGACTTATTTCATTTCGTTAAGTGCGTATGTGCCTCTATCCTGGAGTGCAATAAAACCATCCCTTACGCTGGGTTGAATCAACCCAAACATACGCATTTCTCCCAGTAAATACATTGCGTTACTACCAACACCAGAATGTTTAATAAGAGCACTTTCAGGCTGTTCTTTTTCACTGAGTAAAGTCAATATTTTGACAATAGCATCACGCTTGGTTTTATCTGCAACGTCATGGAAGGGATTGAGGGAACGAGTTGCCATAGTGTTTTCCTTTTTTATCAAATTTGTATTTTACCATTAACCAAAGCGCTATGTTGAAGTGTTCAAAATTCACTCAATTCAAATACATTTGTTACACTATAAGTTCCACTTCACCTTGCTGGCAGAGATAAAAAGCCCGCATTGTGTGCGGGCTGATGGGATGATCAGGCGATTATTTTTTGGTACTTATTGCGGGTCTCTCCTGCCTTCTCTGCCGTCTGGGTAAATGCTCCGGCATTGGTTGGCGTACCAACACTGGGGTGTGAATGGCTAGCACATTGCTGCGCCAGCTCTGCCAGTAAATCAATAGTGTCCAGCATCATAGTCAGGGTATTAACACTCTCACTGCCAATATGGACGGTTGCCCCCATAATCTGCTGACCGCCCGCCGCCACCGATTTACGTAATGCAGCAATCTTTTCAGTCAGGGTTCCCCCCACATCAACATCCACGGCTCCGGCCACCTTAGTGGACTGTTTCCCGGAAATATCGGTTTCGTGATTGCCTTCAATGCTGGCCAGTCTGTTGCCCTTCACGGCCTGGCTAAAATCCCCGGCGCTGACCTGCTGGATGGCACCGGCCATCAGGGTGGCGGTACCCAGAACCGTAGTCTTATCCGTGGCTTTAACCGTTGTTTCACGGCTGACCAGATCACGCTGTTCCGTGTCGGCTTTGACCGTACGCGCCATCGATGTTTCGCTGATGGTCTGATCGGTCTGCCTCACCCAGTCGCCAGCCTGGGTAACACGTTGCGACACTTCCGCCCGCTGCTGTTGCAGCTGCTCACCGGGTTTAACATCCGGCAGGCTGGTACCATCCGGCAGTGTCTGCCTGATAAACGGTTTATCCGGGCGACCTCCGGTAAACGCCACTTCAACCAGCGTCCCTTCTGGCGGGAACTGGAACATGCCAGAGTCATTCCCGGCCATAGGTACCGGCAGCGGCACCGCAGAATAAACCGGTGTCTGGTTGTCCGGGTTTGGCCGTCACATCACTGGACAGCACGACCCCTTCCACCGAACACACCACCTGTGCGGCCAGAACCGCTTTCACCCAGGCATCGTCCTCAGCATCTGCGGGCAGCACATGAATAAATGCCCACCAGTTCTGACCGGCGTTTGCCAGTGCCGCCAGAACATCGCTTTTCAGCGGGCTTTCCCCTTCTCCCAGCAGTGCATCAAAATCACTCTGGGCATTCACCGCCAGCGTTTTCCCCACATTTTTGGTACCCGTACCGATAAACAGCAGCGTGCGTTCCACTTCATTGGTTTCACCCAGCAGCTGGTTTACCTGGTTCACGGTCACGTTTGGCCAGGTCATGCTTTCCCCTTAATCTCCTGCGCCTTAACATCCCAGCCAAAGCCGATGGCCTGAAGCTGACGCGCCAGCGCGTTATCAAATTCATCGTCACTCATGCCCAGAAAGACACGGGCAGGAAGATCCACTGTCCAGCTGGTTTTCACCGCCTTACCGCTGAGTTTTCGAATCAGTAACCCCGCCCGGCTGTATGGCATCGTTTGGGTTAACTCGCCCAGCGTGGGCTTTTTCCAGCGTTTACCGGTGCGTACCCGGTACCCCAGCACCCGCAGTTTTTTGGCCTGGGCTGGCGTGGCCATTTTTCCGGCCTCCGCCTTCCGTGGCTGACTGCGACGGCTGACACTGACACGCATACCATTTTGTTGCGCATATCCGACTGTCCCGGCCGGTACCGGCGTTTCCCCGTTCCGGTAGCCACCACCCTGCAAATAAATCCGTACCGCCTGAATCTCTGGCATTTCACGGATATGCAGCAGTTTTGGCAGGTTCCGCAGCATCTTCCCTTTGCGCTTCGTTTTACGCCCCGGCCACTTCTGACCATCCGGTGCTTCCTGATTGCGAACGTGCCGTTTTGCGGCGGCAATCACGCCATATTTGGCCAGCCTCCAGATAAGGCGCTGGCGCTTTTTGGGCGGCAGCTCCATGCTGGCCAGTGATTTACGCAACTCTGCAAGCTGCTTTTTATTCAGCTCACCACCGGCAATCATTCGTTACCGCCTACCGGCGCACCGGTTTCATCCACGCCATAAATATTGGCGGTGATCGCTATCCAGACTTCAGGGTTAACCAGCGACCAGCGTTTCCCCTGCCAAGGGATCGCCCCGTTTTCGTCCTCCCTGATCACCAGTTCTTCCACCATTGGCACGGTCAGTACAATGGTGGCGGTTTCCTCATCCTCCACTGACACATCCCAGTCCGGTTCAGCTTCAGTCAGGCCGACTTCATCCAGTAATTCCCTGTCAGCCTCATCCAGCCACGCGGCCAGCAGCGACATAAGCAACTGCGGCGGACACAGGCGGTACGGGAAACGCTGCCAGCTGATTACCGCGTCATAGCGAATCACCGCCTGGCGGTACTGTCCCAGCCCGTAATCCTTCGCGGCGGGGATGAACTTCATTTCATCCAGCACACTGTCAAATGACTGCATGGCGCGCGGCGGCACGTTTTGCTGAAAAAATGCGGTCAGGCTCTCAAGCTGTGTCTGGCTCATACTTTTTTCACCGTTGCACGTTTAAGCCCCTTCATGCGACGGATAACCACTGAAGCCTCAGCCAGTAACCCGGCGCGGGTCTCCATACTCTCCTGTCCCGGATGGGTTTCACGTCGCCCGACAGTGGCAAACTCCCCCAGCAAATCCGCTTTCGCCCTGGCAAATACCGCTTTCATGTACTGGGCGCACAGGCTGTTAAGCCCGCCCATTTTTACGCCCGGAACATCTGCCGCCAGCGTGTGGCCTTTTGCTTTCCAGCTGGCCTCCACGTTTTCCAGCTCGGCATTCACCTCCGCGACTGCGGCCAGCAGCGCCTGACTGATGGTGTCCGCGTCGATATCGGCTGGCAGTGATCGCTGCGCCTGAAAGTCCTTCAGATTCAGATCCGGCCAGAACCCGTTATTCGTCAGCGGTTCATCCTGATAATCCAGCGGTTTTCCGCTAAACATAATTCCCCCGAAAAAGGCGGACTGACCGGTTTCCACGGCACAGTGACACACGGAGTGTTCTGCCCTCCACCGCGTCCGCCTGGCTTGCGGTAGTCTTTACCCCTGCGTCAGTTTTCGGATACGGGCGGCAATCGTCTGCCGGGCCGTTCTGACGCCGATTTTTAAATAGTATTTTTCTGCAGTGGCCAGCAGTTGATCGGCTTTCTCCAGCGTTTCAATGTCATCCACACTCGCTGCCGTTGTCTGGCCATCTTCACCGCGCAGCAGCTCCAGCCCGGCAAACTTGAACCACTTGGCCGTGACCTGTTCATGCAGCCGCCAGGTACTGGCGACACGCTCAAATGTACGGGAGAAATACGGTTCAACACTTTCCCCGCGCCCTGATGTTTCCTGCGCCCAGGCCAGCATCGTATCGGCCACGAACGTGGGAAAATTACTGCGCAACCGATCCGGGGTTGCCTGCTGCTGGCTGATTGCAATGTCAGCCCAGTCCAGCGCCTTATCCAGATCGCCCACGTCAAACAGCCAGATAACACACCAGGCAAATACCGGGTTCCGGCCAGCGCTTCAATCTGTGCTTCTTTGCTTTCGGCCTCGCGGTACACGCAGCACCAGAAAGCGGCATTGATCGCCAGCCAGTGACGCGGGTTTGTCATGTGTTCGGTGTCATTGAAGAAAAACGGATGCAACGCAATGCGACCATTTTTACTGGTGCTTTTCTCTGCAAACGCTAAAGCGTAGTTATGCGGGACTCCCCACACGGCCAACTCTGCACCCAACGATTTACCCTCGACGGAAATAATAGTCATTAGTGATTCCCCTGCTGCTGCAACTTATGGACTATATGAGGCGCGATAACCATCTGCACCCCGCTACTGCTATAAATTGGATGTACTTTTTTGATCGGACGATTCGCGGTGCGCTTCGAAAAATCGCTGTCACGTAAACTGCCGAAACCTTCAAACGTTAACCGCGCCCGTGAAATTCCTTGGCGCAGCAGAATCATGTCCCGATAGCCCAGGCGTTCATAAAGCTCACGCCAGCAGCACTTGCTTAAGTGGGCTTTAAATGCCCCAGCGCCAGAAGTAACCGCAGCGGCATGAAGCACCACACCGCGCCACTCCGGTGTCAGGTTGTCCCACCATTCAGCGGCCTCGCTGCTTTCGCTGAAGTATTTGCGGCGGATCTGTTTTAAATGTTCCAGCCCGCGCTTTTGTTGTTCCTGGCTAATCGCCATAGCGCCCCCCTATACACCCAACCAAGCGACGGACTTTTGTAGGCAAGAAACGTAAAATCACCCCGCCTTTCGTTCGAACAGACTCATGCGCATTGAATTTATACGTGTGGCCAGGATTCCAGCGCTGACCGTTCGGCAGTTCTATCCAGCCCGTTGAACCGCTTGGCCGTTGCATGGCTGGTGATTCTTTTTTGAGGTAAGTAACAAACGCTTTCATGGTGCTCCCTCACATCAAGCCGGTGGCGTTAGCCGTCACCAGATCCACCGCTGCGGCCAGAACAGGCGCAGACTGGATACGGCTTTCAACGGTATAAGCCAGCACGGATAAGCTACGGATTGCATCGCGAGCGCGATCCAGAATTTGTGTACGGCGGGCGGCGGTCATATGACCAGTTGATACGGCTTCCCCAGCAATTGCGCCCACACAGGCGGTGGCACTCAGTGCGCACAACTGCATGTTGCCTTCTGTGGCATTGTTCACCGGTACGGATGGAAGGCAGTTAATCTGCCCCAGCATCCCATCCAGTAAACGCGCATCTTCGGTGTAATCCGTAATAGCTAAAAGCTCGTCACAGGTTAAACGGTGCGGCTGTGCTGGATTCAATTTGTTGCGCAGGATCTGCGGCCTCATTCCAACCGCAGCAGCTACATCTTCCAGATTGTGCTCAATGGCAAATACTCGGCAAGCCGCATCAAAGTGAGCATGTTTAGAGGTCTGATAATCAAACATTGTTAGCCCCGCTCTAATCCGTAGGATGATTTACGCGTTAAGCGAAACATTGCATTCGCTTAACGCCATAACGGTTAAGGCAGCCATATTGACCTCAACTAAACCTTTTTTTTGCGCGCCTTTGGGTTTGATGGGCAATTTTCCGTATGAAATCAGGTTCTCAGCTGTACTTCTGGACATACCCGTACGACGGCAATATTCATCAAGTGGGATGTATGGATCTGGGATCACGATTGTAATGTTGGGACGCATAATGCAAACTTCTCCGGTTAGGGGATACGCCAATATCCACCGCTATCAACCAATATTCGACTTAACCTACAACACGGAGACTCTACTTCGACTAAATCGAGAAATCAATATCAATTTCGACTTAATCGAAAGAGCGAGCTAATGAGCAAATTTTCCTTTGAACAAATAGGACACAGTAGCGACGTTTTAGATCGGGTCGTTGACGCTTATGGATTCACCTCAAAACTTCAATTAGCAGAACACTTCGATATGGCTTCCAGCAGCCTGTCTGCACGATTCAAGAGGGGGATTTTTCCGGCTGATATGGTTGTCAGGTGTGTAGCTGAAACTGGCGCTTCTCTGGAGTGGCTTGCTACAGGACAAGGTAGGAAATTTGACGACGAAGAACTCGACATTTTGAAAATGCCCCGCCGAAAAATTGTTGATGGTCTTCTATACGATGCTGGTATGTACATGCTGGATAAAGTCTCATTTTTACCAGGCACCCCTTTACCAAATTCCCCAATATGTGTCCTTGAGGGGAATAATCAGTTTATCGTTGATACTTCTTTTACAGAGGTTTATGACGATGAATGGCTAGTTGAAATTGAAGGTAAAACCAGCATTCGAACCCTTACCCGCATCCCTGTTAAGAAAGTAAGAGTTAGTGGCGTTGGTATGGCGTTTGACTGCTCAATTGAAGATATAAAAACCATTGGTAGAGTTGTCTTGACCATAAAATAATCATAAGGATTTGAAGATGATTGACTACAAAACAGCATCAAAAGATCAGCTGAAAGCAGAGATGAAACGCTTGGCCAGTGTGGTATCTGATACCCCTTTTGGTACCAAAAAAGAATTTTTCCACCTCCCGGAGATTTTAAATTCTGGCGAACAACCAGTGGCAATTGCCAGCGGAATGATGGATGGCAACACATGGCTAATAACCCTTACTAACAAACGAGTAATTTTTCTCGATAAGGGTATGATTTTTGGCGTTAAGCAAGTCGACATTAACCTCAACAATATAGTGAGTGTTGGCGGTAAAACCGGGCTTATGTTTGGTGAGATTATGATTTCTACCAGTGGCCAAAATTACACCATTAAAAATGTAATGAAGGGATCAGTAATTCCGTTCACCAACTTAGTGAATGAAACTAGAAACACTTTGAACACCCCCGCCCATTCACAACAAGAACCAACTAAAGCTACTCATTCTTTTGACGAACAAATGTCAAAAATTGAACGGCTGGCAGAAATGAAAGAAGAAGGGATACTGACTGAAGAAGAATTTCAGCAACAGAAACAACGTATTCTTAATGGTTAACTTATGCCAGTTAGGAAATTAGACAATGGTCAATGGGTTGCTGACTTTTACACTGTAGACAGAAGCAACGGTAAACGCGGCAAGCGGGTTCGCAAAAAATTTGCCACCAAAGGCGAAGCGCTGGCGTTTGAAAATTACACCCTCCAGAAAGTGGAGGACGCACCTTGGCTTGGTCAGGGCAAAGACAAACGCCGCCTGTCAGATTTGATACATCTTTGGTTTGAGCGCCATGGGATAACCCTGCGCGATGGAGAGAAGCGTAAAAGCGCCATGCTTTGGGCTGACGAGTGTATGGGTTCCCCTATGGCTACAGAGTTCACCGCACAGCTTTTTACCACTTACAGGGCTAAAAGGCTCGATGGCCATTTCGCCCGTACTAAGCGCATTGCTGAAGTATCGCCCCGTACTATGAATCTGGAGCATGCTTATTTCTTAGCTGTTTTTAATGAATTGAAAAGGCTTGGGGAATGGGAGGCTCCGAACCCGTTAGAAAATGTTCGCCAGTTTAGAACCGAAGAAAGTGAGATGGCCTATCTGACCGGAGAGCAGATTGATAGGCTTTTAGAACAATGTCGCCTGAGTTCAGCGAAAGATTTGGAAATGATAGTCAGGATTTGCCTGTCTACTGGCGCTCGATGGGGTGAGGCTGAAAAGCTAAAACGCAGCCAAATTACAGCAGGGAAAATCACATTTATTAAAACTAAAGGGAAGCGCAATCGCACCATCCCATTAGACCCTGAACTTATTGCCGGGCTTCCGAAAAAAAATGGCGTTCTGTTTAGCCCATGTTATTACGCATTCAGATCTGCTCTGGAAAGGGCTGGCATTGAATTACCGGCCGGGCAGCTGACACACGTTCTAAGACATACCTTTGCATCTCACTTTATGATGAATGGTGGAAATATCTTGGTACTGCAAAAAATCCTTGGACATACAGATATTAAGATGACTATGCGTTATGCTCATTTTGCTCCCAATCATTTAGAAGAAGCACTCAAATACAATCCATTGGCGGTCAAAAATGAAATTTAACTTCAACATTTCTTTATGGGCTATAATTTCGGCATACGCAATTACAAGTGGGCTAATATATTCTTGGGCATTTTGGAGTACTTTTAAAGTAAACATTCTTCAATATGTATCTGTTTACGATCTTATGGCGTCGATTATATATCTTATTGCTGGCCCTTTCGCAATATTTGTGATCTACTCTATCTTTGTTCGTGTAGGATTCTTGGCAACACCTGTACCTAAAATTACACCTAAACTTTCAACCAATACTACTCCCCCAAAACTAGCATTGAGATTAAAGTATTATCTCAATAATGCCTTTAATTTATTATCATTCGTATTTTATTATTTCATGACTGTTACTACATATAATGACAGTGTTGGATACAAAAAACTAATTGTATTATTTTTAATATTCCTACCGATTATGATGATGCTACTTAATATAACATCCGCCGTATATAAAGATAAAATACCATTTAACAGCGTTGTCTTGTCAGTAATAATTGCAGCACCATTTTTTCTATTTCTAAATGCTAAATCAAAAGCAGATGACATAATAAATGGTAGAGATACATTTCTTGTTCAATCAGACTCAGAATGCCTTTCCAATAATAAATTTAGATATATTTCAACGATTGGTGATAAAGCTTTTGCCATTTCCTTGAACGACAATAGCTTGTGTGTATTCAAATATAATTACTTAAAATTGATTGAAGAGACATCCGTTACATCTACGTACGCTCTTCCAGAGGATCGAATCTAG